TGGAAGACAACCCCGCGCTGACAAGCAAAGACCCGGCCTACCGCGGCAAACTCATGGCGCTGGACCGCGTCGAGCGCGAGCGCCTACTCGACGGCAACTGGAAGATCCGCCCGGTCGCCGGGATGTACTTCCGGCGGGAATGGTTCGAGATCGTCGACCAGGCCCCGGCCGTCGACATCGCGGTCCGGTACTGGGATTTCGCCGGGTCCCGGCGCACCGCGAAGAACAAAGATCCTGATTGGACGGTCGGCCTCCTCCTCGGCTACAAGGAGCCCTACTTTTACGTCCTCGACGTCGTCCGGCTCCAGGAGAGCCCCGGTACGGTCATGGAGACCGTGGCCGCGACCGCCGCGATGGACGGCCCCCTCACCCCGATCATCGTCGAGCAGGAGCCCGGCAGCGCCTCGCTCTACCACATCGACAACCTTGTCGACGCCCTGCCAGGGTTCGCCGTCGTCGGCCGGCCGTCGACCGGCAGCAAGATCCTGCGGGCCAAACCCATCTCCAGTGCCGCCGAGCACGGGAAGGTTGTGCTGGTCCGGGGCGAGTGGAACCGGACGTTCCTCCAGGAGCTAGAGTATTTCCCGGACGGCGCCCACGATGACCAGGTGGACGCGCTCTCCGGCGCTCATGCCTCGCTCGTGGAGTTGCTCAAGGCGCTCGGGTCGCACGAGGGCGAGGTCGTCACGTATAGCGACGAGGTGAGTATCAGCCCGGTATAGCAGTAATTATATATACTATTACAACAAATATAATTATTATAAGAGGTGAAAGAGAATGACATACATCACCGAAATCGAATGGCTCCGGGCGCGCTGGATGAACTTACATGTTTCCGCCCGGATCGCTGAGAGCAACTTCGCACTCTTCGAGGCACCTGACCTGACTCCCGAGGAGATCCGGGACTGTGATTTCAACGATCTCGCAACGCTGATCGGGTTCGTCCAGCCTACAGAGGCGGGCCGCATCAGACAGATCCGGACCGACCTCCAAGAGTTTGGGTACTCTCGGGCCGAGATGGAGCAGATCATGAGCGCAGGTATCCGCTGCGATCAGTGCGGGGCACTGCTCCAGGCAATGGATTTTGGAGAGATGGGGTTCTACCTATCGTGCCCGAATGCAGACAACACAGAGACACACACAGAGCGGAGGTTGGAACCCCCCGCCACATCCGCCATCTCCCTCGACTACGTCAACATCCGGATCTACCGGGCGGACCGCGATGCTCTCGCGGCCCGGATGAGGTACGGGGAGACGATGGCGGACACGATCCACGCGCTGATCGAGCAGGCCCGTGACGAGTCCGACTCGTCCGACGTTCCCTCTATATAATACCCTACGTTTTTACAAATTTGTAAATTCCTACCTTTATAAGGCGTTGTAGGCCCCAGACATATGTATAGCCAATTCGGAGGTTCCGACATGTCTAGACTGGCAACATTCCTGATCGCGGTCATCGACGCCATCCGCGCGCTTTTCTCGCCCGCATCGCCGCCCGATCCTCTCGCGCCCCCGAGCACCTCGCCCGGCGCCGCACCCAGACCGCGTCCGATCTCTCCGGCCGTCCGCGCCTTCGTCCTCGACGGCCACACTAAGGAGATCCAGGCATCGCTCGTTGAGCAGATCGAGCAGTACGAGGCCGCCGGCGCAACCTCGTTTACCCTCCAGTATCCGGGCGGGTATTACGTGATCCGCGACGGGCAGGTCGTCGGGTCCGGGAGAGGCGAATGATTGAGGCACTCCCCCTCGATCTCCTCTACCCCGTCGCCGCGATCGCCGGGACCGCGATCCTCTCCGCCCTCGCCGGCCGGGCATGGGGTCGCCGGACCATCGCGGCCGCACACGCGACCCGTGCAGCCGTCGACGCCATCTGTGATGCAATCGACGACGGCAAGATAACCGAGGACGAGGTCCGCGAGATCGTCGCCGTCGGGACCAACTGGCTCGCGGTCGTGCAGGCGGAGCCCGAGGCATGAGCACAACCGCCGCCGAGGCGCTACCGGCAGCGCGCCGGATCTGTAATCCGGAGGCAGAGGGTTCGAGTCCCTCCGGCGGCTTTTCGGAGGGCCGGGTATGAGCAGCGCCATCGCCCCGCAGGACCTGCAGCGGTTCGCCGAGCAGGTCGTCGCGGTCCTCGATCACTACGAACTCCTGACCGAGCGGCTCGCCGTCCTGGAGGACCAACTCGGTGAGCAGGGGTGGCAGCGGCTCGGAGATAACAACCGCGACTTCAGCCGCGAAGGGCTCCGGGCGCTCTCGAAGATGGTTCGGCTCCGGTGGCTCAAGAACCCGCTGATCAAGCGGGCAGTCGCCGTCCAGTGTCTCTACGTGTGGGGGCAGGGCGCGACCCTCCGGGCAACGCACCCGACCGTCGACACCGTCGTGCAGAAGGTCCTCACCGACCCGACCAACCGCACGGCCCTCGGCGACGTCGAGGCTCTGATGCGGCTGGAGACCGAACTCCAACTCTTCGGCAATCTGTTCTTTGTGCTCTTCACGAACCCGAGCACCGGGCACCTCAAGATCCGGACCGTCCCGTTCGACGAGATCGCCGCCATCATCGCCAACCCCGAGGACGCCCAGGACCCGTGGTACTACCTCCGCGTCTGGACCTCAACGACCTACAACCCCACGACCGGGTTCGGTGAGGTCAAGCAGCACAAAGCCTACTACCCCGACTGGCGGTACAACCCGGCCGGCGGGCACCCGTCGCACATTGCCGGTATCCCCGTCAAGGACGCCGCGATCTATCACGTCAGCGTCAACCGCCTCAACGACATGCAGTTCGGAGTCAGCGAGGTCTACGCTGCCTGTGATTGGGCGAACGCCTACAAGGTGTTCCTCGAAAAGTGGGTCACAATCACCGACGCCCTCAGTAAGTTCGCGATGCAGCTCACCGGCGCGAACAAGAAGGCTGTCACTGGGGCCGTCTCCAAACTCCAGGCGATGCTCCCGAGCCTGCAGCAGAACCTCGCTGAGGCCCGGGCGCAGAGCGGCGGGCAGGTCGGCGGCATCTTGGCCTCGACGCCCGGCACGAAACTGGAACCGATCAAAACGAGTGGCATCACCACGAGCATGGACGACGCCCGCCGGCTGATGCTGATGGTCTGCTCGGCGACCGGCATCAACGAGCCCTACCTCACCGGGGATCCGAGCACCGGCAACCTCGCCACGGCCAAATCGATGGAGCGCCCGATGGAGCTCCAGTTCACCGCCCGGCAATCGCTCTGGTCCTCGGTCCTCGGCAATATCCTCGGCTACATCGTTGACCAGGCAGCGATGATGCCATCCGGCCCGCTCCGTGCAGGTGCGACGATCGAGATCGACGATGACGGCGACCGGATCGTGACCCTCGGCAAGGACCCGGAGACCGGGGAGCCGATGAATCGCAAAGTCGAGGTCAGGTTCCCGCCGATCCTGCAGCACGACCTCCTTGAGATGGTCGATGCTATTGTCCACGCTGGCACGCTCAAGGGCGCCCCGGTCGCCGGCACGATCCCGGTCCGGCACCTGACGAAACTCCTCCTCGATGCGCTCGGGGACCCGAACGCGCAGGACCTCGTCGACGAGTGGTTCCCGCAGGGGGAGCAGCCGCCGGCGGACAGTGAAGCCGCGCTCGCGACGGCGATCGGGAAACTGGAGGCATACCTTCGGGAGGCGGCGACATGACTACCCCACTCCACACACTCCTCGAAAACATCGTCGCTCTGACGAAGGTTGTGCAGCGGGACCGGGCACTCAAACCTATCGAGACAAAACTCGCCCGGCAGATGGCGAAGGCGTTCCGGGCGCACCGGGCCGTCTTCATGCGGGAGTTCGAGCGGGTCGGCCCGGGGCTCTACGGCGAGGCCTCCGCCCCGCCCGCGATCGAGGGTGCGCTCGAAGCCGCTTACCAGGCAACCCTCGCCGACTTCCTCGGCCCGATCGAGACCGCGGCCGCAGCGGCCATCGACGCGGCCGCCCAGCACCGGGTCGCGGAGTTCGGCATCGATTACGCATTCGACCTCAAAAACCCCCGGGCGCTCGCCGCCATCAAAGGCCGGGCAGCCGCTGCGGTCACGGAGATCGACGCGACCACCCGCGAGGAGATCGCCCGGATCGTCACGCAGGGGATGGAGGAGGGCTACAGCTACCAGAAGGTCGCCCGGCAGATCGTCGCAAAGTACGAAGAGTTTGGCGTCGGCAAACCGCAGGCGCACATCCGCAACCGGGCCGAGCTGATCGCGGTCACGGAAGCCGCGGAGGCGTACGAGACAGGTAATCGCCTGGTCATCGACGAGATGGTGGCGGTCGGCCTGGAGATGGAAAAGTCGTGGAGCACCGTCGGCGACGATCGGGTATCCGACGGGTGCCGAACCAACGGACAGGCGGGGTGGATCCCGGTCGACGAACCGTTTCCGAGCGGCCACCAGCACGCCCCCCGGTTCCCGGGGTGCCGGTGCGCCATCCTGTACCGCAGGAGACCGACAGCATGACTGGAGTGATGGAGAGTGTGACAGGAGAATTACGCGAGTTCAGCGGGGCAATTGTCCCGCTCATCGAAGCAAAGGCAGATGCGAACGGCACGATCCCCGTCAAGATCATCGATGCCGGGTGGGGCTCGTCGGGCTACTACTCCCGCGAGGTCCTGCAGCAGGCGGCCAACGCCCGGGTCTACGCGGCCGGGCTCCAGATGTATTGGAACCACCCGAGCAAGAGCGACGAGAAAGAGCGCCCCGAACGCGACCTCCGCGACCTCGCGGGCGTCCTGACCGAAGACGCCCGGTGGGATGAACAGGGGTCGAAAGGACCGGGGCTCTACTCGCGGGCGAAGGTGTTCAGCGCCTACCGCGACCACGTCGCGGAGATGGGGCCGTACATCGGCCTGTCCCACTACGTATGGGGCGAGTCGAAGCAGGGCGAGGCGGAGGGCAAGAAGGGCGAGATTATCGCCCGGATTGTCGCCGCCCGCTCGGTCGATTTCGTCACCGTGCCCGGCCGCGGCGGGGCGATCGCGGAGGCGTTCCGGGCTGCCCGGCCCCCAGTACCGACAGACGAACAGAAAGCAGCAGGAGAATCCAGCATGGGAGAACCTACACCGAAACTCACGCTCGAGTCGCTCCGCACCGACCACCCCGAGATCATCGAGGCGGTCCGGAAGGAGATCGAGAACAGCGCAGCCGTCAAGGAAGCGCAGGCACAGCAGGAGAAGAAACTCAAAGAGACCGAGACGGCCCTCGAAGAGGCGAAGGCGGAGAACGCCCGCCTGAAGGAGGCCCTCCTCCTCGTCGAGGCGAAGACGTTCGTCGAAGAGAAGGTCAAGGACGCCACGATCCCGGACCTCACGAAGGCGCGGATCGTCGAGTCGCTCGCGAAGGACCCGGTCGTCAAGGATGGTAAGATCGACGAGACGGCCTACGCTGCGAAGATCGAGGCGGCCGTCAAGGCCGAGGCCGAGTATCTCGCGAAACTCGGCGCCGGCAGGGTCGAGGGCATGGGCGGCGCCCCTGCGGGCGGCGCAACCCTCGCGGAGTCTGAAAAGGCCCTCGCGAATCGCATCAAGGCATTCGGAGGCAACTGAGCATGGCAAAGAACGAAGTCTATTACCCCGGTGACACGCTCCCGCTCCCCGTCCCGGCAGGGACCAAGAGCGGGGATCCGGTTGTCGTCGGCACCATCGCTGGCGTGGCACTGGAGAATCGCGACGCGGCAGGAAATGCCCCCGTCCGCGTGAGGGGGGTTTTCAAGCTCTCCGTCACCGGGCACGACGGGACGAGTAACAAGGCGATCGTGGTCGGTGACAAGGTGTATTACACCGCCCCGGTGGGAGAAGCCCCGGCGACCATCGACGTCAACGCGACCACGGGCGCGGAGTATGGGGTTGCCCTCGGAGCAATCGCCAGTGGCGCGACCGATGCGGTCGTCGCAGAGATTCCGGTCGCCCTCAAGGGAGGGATCTGAACATGGCAACAGTTGACGACGTGATGGGGGACATCACCAAGGAAAACGCATCGATCAAGAACTTCTTCGGCGAAGCGGGCGTCTCCGTCTCGCAGATCTACAGCCGAATGAGTGAGGCCGATCGGGTCGCGTTCAACCAGCGCGTGATCCGAACCCTTGACCTAATCGAGGCCGTCCAGATCGGAGATGTCGGCGCGAACCGTCTCCGTGAGGCGATGGGCGCAAGCGACTTCCCGCTCCTGATGGGCGTCGCGCTCAACCAGACGATGGTCGGCTCCTACAAGGCGTGGCCGGTCTCATACCCAGCATGGGCGATGGTCGGGCAGGTTAACGACTTCCGCGACGCCGAGCGCTACGAGGTCACCGGCGGGGACGGCACACTCCCTGAGGTCGGGGTACAGAACGAGTATCCCGCGACCACGCTCGCAGAGGCGAAGAAGTCCTTCCGGGTCAAGAAGTACGGAACCCGCATCCCGCTCACCTGGGAGATGATCCGGAACGACGCGATGGGCGCGTTCGCTGACATCCCGCGCCGGTTTGGCCTGGCAGCCGCCCGGACTGAGGAGAAGTTCGCCACCAGCTTGATCGTAGGCGCGAGCGGCCCCGACTCGACACTCTACTCAGAGGCACAGGGCAACCTGCTCACCTCCCCGCTCTCCGTGGTGGCCGTGCAGGAGGGTTTCCAGGCGATGAGCGAGATGACCGATGCCGGCGGAGAACCGATCCTCAATCGCCCCACAGTCCTCGCCGTGCCGCCGGCGCTGGAGGTGACCGCTGACAACATCATCAACGCGCTCATCATCAAGGCCCGGACAAGTGGCGGCGGGACCAGTGAGCAGGAGATCGAGACGACAAACTGGATCAAGGCTGGCGGGCTCAAGAAGGCCGTCCTTCCCTATGCGCCGATCCTCGCCAAGACTGCAAACGCCCACACACAGTGGTATCTGTTCGCCGATCCGGCCGAGGGTCGCGGGGCGGTCGAGGTGGCGCACCTCCGCGGGCACGAGGCCCCGGCGATCTTCATGAAGAGCCCGAACGCGATCGGTCTCTCCGGGACCGCTGCGACTGCCTACGAGGGTGATTTCGACACGGACTCGATCCAGTTCAAGGTCAGGGCGGTGTTCGGCGGTCGGCAGGGTGACTATCGGTTCACGGTCGGCAGCACCGGTGCAGGCTCGGGGACGTAATCCCCCCCTCCCGGAGGTGAGGTGATATGGGTAAAATCCCGCCGACTCCGGTCACTGTAACAGATAAACTCCTCTGTGACGCCATCGACGGACAGAAGGAGATCATCAACGAACTGCGAGCAATCCGCACTGAGATCCGGGGCGAGGGCAAGCCCCGGCCCCGCCGCCTGAAGGAGCCGAAGGAATGACATTCACGTACGATCCCGGCACCCCGACCGGTACCGTGCGGCTGCTCTGCACCGACCGCGATCCTGACTACGAGATCTTCACCGACGAAGAGATCGGCGTTTTCCTCTCGCTCAACGAGCAGGATGTCCGGCTCGCAGCCGCGATGGCGCTCGACCAGATCGCCGCCTCGCAGGTCCTGATCCTCAAGTACATCGAGGTCAACGGCCTCAAGACGAACGGGCAAGCGGTAGCCAACGCATTACATCAACAGGCGGAGAGCCTCCGTGCTCAGGCAGCGACTGACGACGAGGATCTCATCGAGATCATCCCGGGACCGTGGACGCCGTTCTCGGCCGACCTCCGGAGGGGTCTATGAGACCGGCCTTCGTCGACCCCCGGCTCATGCAGTCGCTCAGTAGCCATTTCCCGAGCCTCTGCCAGGTGCAATACCTGACGGAGGCTGTTGATGCTGACGGGCAGGTGGTCAAGACCTGGACGGACCGGCATACCGATGTACCATGCAACGTCATGCCGCTCAAGGGCCGGGAGATCAAGCGCCCGAACCAGACCTACGTCGTCGCGAACACCTCGATCGTCCTGCAGGGGCACTACGCCGATATCGTCGAGAGCGACCGGGTGATCGTCGGCGGCACGACTTACGACATCCTGCTCGCCGAGCACACGCTTGACACGATGACTGTGCTCTCCTGTGAGGTGGTGCGATGACCGACGACGACCTCCGGGCGCTGATCTACGAGAGCCGGCAGGACGCCGCCGCAACTCGCCGCGACATCAAGTGGATCAAAGAAGCGCTCACGGAGATGAAGGACGCGAACAAAGCACAGGACGACCGGATCGCCGAGATCAAGGCGCGCCAGGATCGGCAGATCGGGCGGGACGGGGCAATCGCCGCCGCTATATCCGCGGTCGTCGCGTTTTTCACCGCGCTCGCCTCCGGGGGGTGGCTCCGATGAGCGGCCCGGGCGTCCACATCGTCGGTGCACAAGACCTCGCGAAGGCCTTCGCCCAACTCGCCGACGACGTCCGAGGCCCGGCGCTCGAAGCAGCG